GAGATCGCCAGGGGCACGCTGCCGGAAGTTGCTACGGCGTCCGCGTCGGCGGCGAGCCATTTGCTGGCCGAACTCAGATACACAAGGTCCCCAACCGTAATCGTGGCGCCGGCGACGAAGGTGTTGGTGGTCGGGCCGTTGGCTGTCAGGTCGGCGGCTGGAGTGGCGTCCATCGCCGACAGATTGTTGTGAGCAGTCGGAACATCATTCACATCAGAGAGGTTATTGGCAGCGAGAAGATCGCCAGTACCAGCAGAAGCCGCCCAACTTGGAAGCCCACTAGCCTCAGTTAGCACTTGCCCTGTTGAGCCAATATTAAGCATCCTCAGCAGGCCATTAGTGTCTATATAAGGAATAGAGCCTTTGGCACCAAGAAGTATTGGGCGAGCAATCTTTGCTATTAAAGCATTGAGGTTCATTGTGTTGCCCGGATAACTGAGCCAAAGACTGTTACTTTAGAAGCTGTTGTTGCACCAGCCTTTATTACTAAGCCGGCCCTAAGAAACATTGATCCTGGACTAAGAGCCCCGCAGAATCCTACAGGAAGGTCAGCTTTCCATATGTCATTTACAAGAGTTGTTCCACCCCATGCAATCACGACGGTCTGTGTCTCAGTTGCGCTATTATAAGCCTGGAGAGTTATATCATCTCCATCGCCAGCAGCCGATCCCGTTGCGGCAGTATGAAGCGTCGTTCCATCTGTGGCTGTTGTTCCTGTTATAAGGATACCTCGACCATTTGTCGAACCTGAGAGTGGGAGCCTTGTTAGAGTTGGCATGCATCACCTACATATAGAACTGAGAACTGAGGACAAACTGATCGTGAGCGCCAATGGAGACTAAATCTATACTTGGGTCTATGTACCATTGTGCCTCACCCGTTATCTGTTTTATCAGATATCTAACGCGCTCAAGCTCACCTGCAAGAGTTGTTGCAAGGCTCTCAGCTGCCGCTGGATAAGGGTCAGCGGTGCTCTGCATCTGAGCCGCGTTGGCAGAGTAATCATCAGTCATCTGTGGCGTTTGATTGTCTATATGGTTCTGATGATCCGCGTTGTAGATAGCGGCAGTTAGAGTCGTACCAGTCGTCCTAGTTGTATGAGAGTATAGCCCAGGCATTTTTCATGGACCTTTTGTAAAGTGTATATACATCTTTCCTATTGAGAAGTCTTGGTCTGCCCCACTTTGGCGGCCAGCAAACGATACCCTCTTTCCCATACCCTGAAGAGGCTTTTTAAGATGCTCAATCTTCTGCCCTCCGAGAGTGTCCGTTCCTAAAATGAAGGAACCCAGGGTTCCACCTTGAGCGCCAAGATTAAAGGTTATTGTCTCATATAGAACCTCATCCCAATATACATCTATTGCAAGATCATACTGCCCTTTCGGCTCTGAGACAATCTCAAGAAACGCACCAGACTTCTCAACAAACGTAAGAGCTGGGTCTATATGTCCTAAATCAAGATATGGGGTCTGAAAAACTGAGGCATAACCTGATCCATCCTTTGACTTTGTTGTTTGGTCTAGTTCCCAAACAAACCCAACATTGTCTCCGCCAACGAGGCTTGGAATATTATCAGCATCTTGTCTAATCCATAAGCTCTCAAGCGTGTCCCTTGTAGACTCTCTAAATCTCACTACATCTTGCCTGTTAAGATCAATAACAAGTCTACGATCATTTGTTGTAGAATTCAATGCTGAACACGAGAAGTGAAGTTCGTTCTTTGTAGTATAGAAAACTCCTCTAGCGTTCCACAATCTGCTTACTTCATACTCGTCTCTAATCTTAACATCAATCCTTTGGATTTTTGAAAGAGATCTTCCGCCAAGATTGCCAAACTCAGTGATAGCAGAAATAAGATGAATATTCCCTCCAGTATCAAGAAATACAATATCATCGTCAATAGGAACAGCGCATTGAGAACCGGGAGAACCAATCTTTTCACTATGCTTAATAACACGCCATTTAGTTGTGTCAGGGTCTGATGTATCAATGAGAAAGATGCCTCGTGGATACTTCCAAATAATGATGAGACCTTTGAAAGAGAGCGCAGCACGGATTTCTTCTCCTTCTCCAGGATATACATTGAGAGCGCCGCTAGTAGCACCAGTGAAGTTCTCGTGGTCAGTTGTTGTGCTATAGTAAGCACGGTGTCCCATAAAGGCCCAGAGCCGACCCTCATGGATACAACCTGTTATTGGAAAGGTAGAGCCAGTCCAATCTGCAGCCGGCGTTGACATAGCGGCCGATGTTGCGCTATCTCCCGATAATACATTAACTTGATTGCTCTTTGTAAAAAGAAAGAGCTTTCTGTTATTTGTAGCGGCCTCTTTCCCCCCATCAATAAAGACTGGTGCTATGTCTGTTACAGTTAAGCCTGTGAAAAGCTCAACAGGAAAGGCCGCTGTTCCACTATCTTTAAGCAGTTTTCCACCAGAGGTTAAAACAATCATCCTCTGTGTTGCAGAAGAAGGAAACCAATCATGTCCTCCTATGATGGAGGGAGCACCAGTTATGGCTGAGCTATTATACTTAGCAGCCCCTCCCTCTTTCTGAAGTGTGCCATTCTCAAACGATATGTTGTCAGCCTGAAGAAGACTACCTATGGATAACTGAGAAAGGTTCTTATTCCCAGTCAGTCCATCAATCCCAAGGGGTATCTCACCAATGATCCCGTCGAAGGCCATTATCCTATAATCAGCCCACTAGCTGTCCTCAATGGTGCCCTGTTTTTTGATAGTGAGATAGGGCGAGGGTATATATGCCCTGGTTGGCTTGTTAAGCGAATTTGGCGCCTTCTGTTTTCTTGCGCCATCGCTGTTAGGCCACTCTGAGCAAGCCTCGCGGCATCCTCGGCCCTTGAGTCATGCTTATCAGATAAAAGAAACATTAATGCAAAGTCAGATAGAAGCCTTCTATATTCAATAGGAACAAGTGGTTCCTCAGAGCCGCTGTCTGTTAAAGCAGAAGGGACAATAAGGTAATCGTAATCAACTCTGATTAAGTCTGTGCTTTCCGATCCACCATAGTGAGAGAAGCGAACCTTGCTGTTTGTTATCATCGAGAAGGCCCTTGGAACCCCCCCTTGGATTTCACGCAAGGGATAATCTCTATCAAGAGAGTTCTCATCAATCCCCTCAATTCGATAGACTTGGTCCTGGTAAGCACGCATCGGGCCAATGAGGTTCTTTACATCAGAGGCAAGGGTGTATTCAATCGCCATCACCTTATAAGTGGCAGCAGTATCTGTGTCCCCTGTATAGACTGAGTCAAGAGTTGCAGCCGTGGCGGCAGCCGTGTGCGCTGATATTCTAAACACGTCAGCATGATTAGTTGTCTTGAAGTACCTCAGAGCAACACTAGGCGTTGGGGCGATAGAGAACGTTATCGAGGTACTGTTGTTTGTGACAGAGACTGTTCCTGTCTCTATTACTGGATCTAGCGTAAGAACACCAGGGGCTGAGGATCGAAGCCACCACCAGGTCTCGTCAATCTCAGGATTCAGCTCATTTCCACCACTCCAGACAGCTTGATATGCCCTATTTAGAAAGCGAAGAGCACGAGCGTCAAAGGAGCTGGTTCCATCAGTCTTTTCACCAGCCCTCTGCAGAGCATCATCAATCAGATCGGCGCTGTATTGGTAGTTAGCCATTCACCAGCCCCTCTGAAGAAGAATAACGTCAACATCAGAGTCACCATCCCCTGTGGTTGTGGCTATGTCCACATACAAAGGCTTTTGCTCAATCTCAAGAATGCCGTTCGCAGTAAGTGTTGCCGCGCCGCCTGTAGGGGTTGCTAAGATACTGAAGTTGATTCCATCAAGAGAGCCCCTGAGAGATAGGCTGAGGTTAGACCATGTTGTAGCATAAGCAGCAAAGGTCAAACTGCAGCGACCCCCATTGAGAGACTGCTTACCGCCAGTGCCACTTACCGTGATACCATCCCATCTATATCTAACAGTATCAGGAGCTACAAAGTCTGCATAGGGAGAAGCTGTAGCCATCTCTACCTCCGACGCTTAGCTGGTGTCTCAGATTGAGACACATCAGACTCAGGATTTTCTTCTTCGTCAATCTTTTCAACCTTTATCTTTTTAACAGGCTCGATTTTTGTGTCGTAAGTCGACTCAAACTTCTCAGTATCTAAACCAACCTTCCTCAACTTATCAACTTTGACCCTACAAACCGACTCAATGACCCAAGGCTCAGGTTCAATAACCTGACCACCCTCTGCATAGAATTGACCGCCCTGCAGGTATATGGCTGAGTGGTCACTATTCACAAATCGAAGATAAGGGTTTTCGCCGACAAGGCGAACCTCATTTTTTCCTGGAACCTTTCTATAATCCTGAACCTTGCTTAGAGAGAAGCCCATTTTTTTCTCCTTTTCACGCTTTCACGGTTGGAACGATAACCTTATCCTTCACGTCAGCAACCTTTATCTCTGGGGTGAACAGATAACCATAGAGAGGTCTATTGACATTAGCATCTGTCAGAGTTGAGCTAGCACAGATGCGAACCTGAATCCCTCGCGCCCGAAGAAAGCCGACCCAAAACTCACAGCAGGACTTTCCAATCTCCTCTTTTGGAACTCCTGGATAGTGATAGTCTGCCCCAAACAGTCCAATCTCTTTAACTCCAATCGCATAAGCATATGCGAGCATATAGGGAACTGTGTTATTGAAGTAAGTGTTTTCAGGCCCTACTGCGTCCATCACAAACTGAAGGGGATACTTGAAACACTTTTTAATATCGGGATAAGGTTCAACCATGATAACAGGCTTTTTAGTTTCTCGCACCATCTTCTTATGGTACTTCATCTGTCTGCTTTTATGATCTCCCATGTATCTATAGTCGTGCATATCAAAGGCGAGGTCATGGGTGAACAGCCTCATCCCATGATTAACAGTCCACATTTCATCAAAGTCAAGATCATAACCTGTCGCCAGCATGGCGCTAATATAATCGTGGTTACTTGGGCCAAGAGCTACGATCACGATATTCTTAGGGCTCTTGCCAGTAGGGTGTTTCCACATTTTCCAGTTCCTTTTATTTTACACGTTTCAGGAAAGTCTTTACCAGCCAACAGCCTCGCAGTACCACTGACGAGTTAGGATTTCGAGATCAGTAGCAAGCTCTGACAACGCTGTAGCAGCGTCAACATCAGTTCCAACAGAGATAGTTCCGCAAGTCATTCTGTATCCAGTAAGGGTATGGGCTGATGCAGAGTACTTCCAAACATATCCGTCCTGAGGCTGACCATAGATGTCGATGTAGTCAACGTTTCTGTTCAATCCCCAGTTGGCATATGTCGGGAGAGGGATTCCGCCAGCTGGATAGAAGTCAGCCTCAGTTCCAAGTATAAGGATACAGCGATTTCTTCGCTTTTTCCCTTCTATCTGTCTATCTTCAACGGTGACTGTGAAGTTCGTAGCTGTAAAGGCAGCCATGTGTAGTTCTCCTTAACCTACTCGTTAACCCTCTCCTGCGGTGCAGGATACCAGGGGCTACTTGACGTCGATCGTGGTTGGAGTCTTACTCTTAGGCACTCTCATTCAGAGTTGTCTGATTCGCTGGAGTCTCCCAACGTGGCTCAACGTAGAGATGACAAGCCATCGTTCCAATAGTGTTTGTAGAAAGGTTCTGTACCACAACATCGAGGCCTGCAGCGATCTCCTTATCGAGATTGTCCGTGTAGAAAACTTTTCCTTGAAGATTTCCACCGCAGGCAACAGTCACTCGTTCAAACTCATTATCAGTGATGCTTGCAGCACCTCTCGTTGCTGTACGGAAGCTCATTATTACATTTCCGTTAAGCGTATCAGTAACAAGAACAGACACACCAATCGCTCTTACGATGTGCGGAATGTAAAATGGTCCAGCCCATCTTCCAAACTCTCCGCTGCCAGATGTTAGTTTGCTGATCCTGTTAAGCTCAGTAGTGGAAACAAGCACTTCACCTTTAGAGTGCGTATAAGCCATCGAAGTTCTCCTCTCGGATGAACAAGGGCACCCAAGCCCTACACATATACCTGTTTAAGCAGATGTAACGTGAACGATACGAGCCTGGCCTGCGTTGGCGGTATCCCAGATGATCCCAAACTCCAAGATGCCATACCAAGCAACTGCCTTGGAGCGNCCAAAGTCAGCTGGTTGCGCCGCCCTAAGCTCAGGCGTCAAAACCTCAGCCATTGCCACGCTATCCTGGCCAAAGAATACGCAAGAACCAAGAACACTCGAGGTTCCAACCTTTCCAAGCGCGTTATTGTGATTTGTCTTGATGAAGCGGACATTCTCAATCATGCCAACTTCACCGTTGTATTTCGCCTCAGGATCGGTGTACTTATGCCACTCCTCCCAAGACGGATCACGCTTGATGCCACGAAGAGCTAGGTTCCGGCAAATAGCTATGTATTCATCGCCTATTGGGGGAGTTAGCAGAGTGTCGTACATATAGTCAGCGATTTCCTCGACGTGGAAGACGTTGAGGTTGGCGCTGGCGGTGGTGCTAGCAGTGCCATCGGTATCAAAGGTTCCGGTTGCAAGACCCGTTGGAATATACTTAACCTTCGCAGTCTTGTAGGCGGTGGCACACTTTGTGTCTAGGGCGAGCTTCATCTGATCTTTGAGCGCCCGTTGAATTGGGCTTTCAAGATCAAAGAAGGAAAGATCGTTGACAAGGGAGGTATAAGGAACCGCCCTACCAATCTCAACCACCGTGATCGAGGTAGTGGTGATGGACCATTGATCTTCGGGAATCCTCTCACCTTCGGTCAAGGTGACTGAGGTTGGCTCCGTGAGAGTAGCAAGCCGAGTGAGCGTGACATTCTCACCCATCTTTCTTCCAAAGCTCTCAATCGGCGCCACATGATCCATAAAAACACTCTCAGCAACCGCTTGTTCATAGAGCTTGCGGGAAAGCTCATGCTGTTTGTACGTTCCAGAAGGAGCATCAAACTGCCATTGAAGTTGAGCCATTAAAGTCTCCTATGTTAAGTGCGCTCGACGACGGGCGTCTTTACGCTGTTTTATGATCTGCGACAAAGAAGGCCGCTTTTTTGATTCCTCTTCCGCGGCGGCAGTAGCCACCCTGGATGAACCAGAACCAGTCGACGCGCCCTCAAGCGTAGTCGTCCTATTTCCCGCTTTTACACCTTTGTGTCTATTCATTAAACTGAGAATCTCTTTTCGAGTAAGATTAGCAAGTTCAACACTTGCCTTATCTGTCTCCATATCATATAGATGATTAGCGTTTGTACGAAGGACAGCCTCAACAATAGCCCGGTCCTTTTTTGGGTCAAGGTCTTTATGTTCAGCGTAGAAGTCTCTCCAAAATGCCTTTTGATTCTGGTCCTGAGTATACTCAGCGGTGAGAGTTGTTCGCGCCTCGCTAAGGATTTGTTTCTTAAAGTCCTCAATGAACCCTTTAGGGTCGGAAAAGAGACGAACAGCAATGTCGTCTTTGTCGTCAGCAGGTTCTTTTTTTTCTTCTTTACGCGCTGGCGGTTGAACTGTTTTCTTGACCTCAGTTATGGTTCTGTCAAACTGACGCTGTTGCGCCTCAAGGATTGCCGCCGTGTCTTTGCTTACTTTATATTTAGTGCCATCGACCTCGATCTCAGTTAGGGAATCTCTGGAGACGCGATCGCCGAGATCATCAACAACTTCATCCTGTTGCCCAGAACCAGGTCCACCCTTCATCACAGACGAATCGTCAACCTGTTCCTGGTTTTCTTGCTCCTGATCTTCAGAATCCTGAGCCTGTTGCTTCTTCACAGCCGCAACGCTTTTCCTAGCCATTTTTTATCTCCTCTCTCTTTGCCTGTATGCCTCTCGTTGAGATTGTCTCAAGATGATCTATCAACCGCCTGAGACCCGCTATTTCGGCCACCTTATCCCTCGCCTGATCGCTTGTCAATAAGCCCTGTCTGTATCTGATTATGAGGGCCTCAAGAATCTCGCCTTCAACAACTAGTATGTTGTCAGCAAGAAATGCCGAGACAATAGAAGCCTGTTGACCCTCCTCGATAGCCTTGATGTTTACGTCTGTTTCCTTGTTACTTTTAACGGAACGCTTCTTCATCGTTGTCCTCTGTTCTTATCTGCATTGGGTTGCCACGATCATCGCGGAGAAGGGCGCCTGAGGGGAGATAAAGTTGACGACGCACGCCCTCAAGATCCTTTATGTCCTTAGCCGCTATCAATAAACATTCGAGGGCGCCAGTCATTGCTTTCTCAAGGAAAGCAGCACGCTTTATCACGTCCTGCTTCGGTAGAGTTTTTAGGTTATGATTATACCAGACAACCCAATCTGAGAGACGTTCTTCAAGAAGCTTACTCATTTCGGTTTTCCATAGTTTTCAGAGAACCACTTATACATATCCTCTGATTTCTCAAAGTAGGGTGACACCCTCTTATTATGGTTGTCATAAAGACTCATCAAGCCCTCCTCTTTCCACGGCCTAACATGAAGCTTCGCGTCCTGGTAGTTGAGAATAAAGGTTGCTTGGTTCTCCATTTCTTTTGTTAAAAGAAGTGGTTTCTTAGTAGCCTTAGGAAATCCAAGACTATCCGTCTTCCCAGCCTCAAAGAGCTCTTTCTGAATGGTCTTCTTAGCTTCGGACCGCTTTTTTAGTATTATGAGATCATCAAGATTATGTAGAAGCGGGGCGCCCTTGCCAGTTTCACTCTTTAATGGGTACAAGCTAGCTAGAATAGATTCAGCGTCCTTCTCAGACTTACCTCTGATCTTGTCAACAGCTTGTTTCTGGTATGCCTTATCAAAAAGCTCTTTACTGGTTCCTTTAGCCTTATCGACATACTTGATACCAGTTTCCTCAGTACCCTTTTTTACAAAGCCTTCCTCTTTCATAACCTCATCAATCATATCAACCTTTTTTCCCACGCTTTTCTTAAACGGAGCATCAAACTGAGTTGGCGCCGGAAGTTTGCCCTCTATCCATCGGCTGATCTTCTCTTTAATCCCCATTTTAGGGGAGTTTCTAGATAAGAACTCAAGCTCCTCTTTGGTGCGTCCAGCAGCTAACATGACAGCATCTAGCTCTTCAATAGTCTTGGCGGCGTCTATCTTCTCATACAAACCAAGAGACTTTTGATACTCATCCTCCAACTTAGCTTTGGCTGGCTTTACAATCTTATCTATTTTCTGCGTTTCGACTGCCCCCTCATAAAGCTGCT